CAGCCACTGGATCGGTCAACTGATCCTTAACTGATCGGCATTACACCACCGGGACGCGGATTCATATCTTCCAGGTCGCGGCAGTCATTGGAAGAGTAAATTCCCCAGTTGATCCCGGTGGCGTAGGCTTCAAAACGGGACTTCATATCCCCGCGCAGTAACGCCCCGGCGTTAAATTTGGCGTAATAAACGCCCTGCTTACTTTTTCGTACCAGTCCGGTGTTGATCCGCTGTTCGATGCGGGTCAGATACGGCACCAGTGAATAGTTGATAAATCCCAGCCCCAGCTCTTCGATATTGTTGAAGGTGGCGCGATCGGTGTTCTGCACCATGTGCAACGGCACCCGGAACAGACGACAGATTTCTTCCAGCTGAAACTTGCGGGTTTCCAGGAACTGACTGTCCTCGGCGTTCAGCGCCATCGACTTCCAGTCCAGCCCCATTTCCAGAATCATCGGGCGGTGAGCATTGCCAAGCCCCGTGTGACACTCCTCAAAATCTTTCTTCAGACGCTCGTAAGCATCCGGCGTGAGCTTTTGTTCCGTACGCAACACACCGGATGTCACCGCACCATTACTAAACAACCTGGCACCGTGCTCCTCGGTTGCCGCTGCCAGTGAAATGGCCTCACGCGCATACGCAATGGGATTCAGCCCGACAAGTCCATCCAGCGTCAGGGTGCGCACATGCCAGATTTCATTCTGGGTCAACACATCCACGGAACCATCCGGAAACGTCACCTGATAAACCGGCTGCCACTGGCTGTTCAGCTTCGGTTCCACACAGCCCGGATCTATCGGAAGAAGCTCCACCACTTCTCCCAGTGCCTTTACCTTGTAGGCGTAAAAATTCCCCCGTAGACACAGGCAGACAATAACCAGCTCCCAGAATTCCTGCGGTGTCATGTAGCCATTAGGTTTTGCCGAAACCAACTTATGCAGTCGTTCATCCACCGCCCGTGTTTTCAGGGTACCGCTGATTTTGTAGAGACTGCAGGGCAGCATACCAACAGACTCTGCCAGCACCCTGACGCAAGAATAGACCGCCGTCAGGCGCATGGCCCGCTGGCTACTGATCCGCTTTCCGGTATAGGTGTCGTATGACAGCCCGATAGCATCAGCAGTTCTGCTGGCGTGGTCACCGGCACATCGCTTTTTCGTTGAAATAATCCCGAAAAGAACACTATTTACCTCCGCCGACAGACTGCCGTGTACGGTCGAGATATCGCGCCACCAGCCACGACCAGAACAGGCACAGCGCCCCGGCAACAACAAAACCCGCCGGGGGATAAATCAGCCAGGCACCATACGCCAGCAAAAGCGCACCCAGCACGCCCACCAGAGGCGCGAGAATCAGCATGATCATAATTACCTCAGTTAAAGCGAGCGGATCCCGTAGGACTCAATGTGGTCAGACAGCGTGTCTTCTTTCTCGTACAGCATGGCTCTGCCAACCGCCATAATCAGCGCAACTGCACCATCGATTTTGTTTTCCGCCTGCTCTTTGACGGGTTTCACCACATCATCGTTACCCGGCATGTTTTTGCCGACCACGTTGCCGATACACCAGGTCATGATGGGATTGCCGTCATGATGAAAACGTCCCGATTCAATCGCTGCTTCCAGCTCTTTCATCGGATCGGACATATTGGTGAAGTTCTGGACGATAGTGACGGGATTCAGGTCTTCATCAGCAAGGTCATGTGACAACCCGGTCGCCCCGAAGGGGTCGATGGGTGACTCACTGACCGGGCTGATTTTGTTCGCCGCTTTGGCCTCCTCGAGGATGTAGCGATAATCCACCTCCGCACCATCGGTAACGGTCAGAACGCCCATTTCCACCCATTTCTGAAAGCGTTCGGCTGTCCGTCGATCTTCATTTTTCTCGACGCTGTACACCGTGTCATACGGTACCCAGAAACGCGGGGCCACACTGTAGTAATGCGTTTTACCGTCAATCTCGCGGGTATAAAGTCGCGCCATGCTGTTCATATCCAGCTTACGCGCCAGGTCAAAGGCCAGAATGCACGGCTGCCCCTCGAACTGCTCAAGGGTCAGTGATTTATCCTCGCAGCTCTGCCAGCTCACCAAGTTGAAATACGCCGAACGCGCCGACACCCAGATATTGAGGTGTTTTGTTTTAAAGACGTTTGCCAGACGGGCGTTATTTTTCGCACGCTGCTGCTGACTTAACAAAAATTCGCGATAAACCGACACGCCAATATTTGGATTGGCTTTTTCCAGCACCTGCGGGCCGGTCCAGTCGTCACCTTCATCAACGGTATAGATGATCCCGAACAGTTCATCGTTAGGCACCGAGCCGTTGAGCATCTCGATGACTTCCCGCCGCTTGTCGTAGCACGGCCCCTCAATGTTGTACCCGGCGGTGGTGATGGCCCACATCAGTGGCTGACGTCGCGCCCCCATCCCGGTAAGCATTGTGGTATAAAGCGCATCGGTGGCATGCTCGTGATATTCATCAACCACGGCACAGTGGGGTGATGAACCATCACCTGGGTTGCCGATCAGCGGTTCAAACCGCGCGCCATCCTCCGGACGGTTCATGTTTGAGGCGTTAACCTCAATCCCGAACGCTTCCGTCAGCATGGGTGTGCGTTTACACATCAGTCGCGCCGGGCGAAAGACTTCCCACGCCTGTTTCTCTGTCGTGGCACCGGAATACACTTCCGCGCCAAACTCGTTATCACAGGCAAAACAATACAGGGCAACACCGGCAGAGATTGCTGATTTGCCGTTCTTACGGGGGATTTCGGTGTACACCTCCCGGAAGCGGCGCAACCGGGTGCCTTTATTGACCCAGCCAAACGCACAGCAGATCACAAATAGCTGCCACGGCTCCAGCGTGATGGGCATCCGTTTGAATGCCCACTCCCCCTTGGTGTGCGGCAACAGCTGAATAAATTTCGCGGCCCGTTCAGCCAGGTCCTTGTCGAAGCGGTAACGAAACGACTTACTTTTTTCCGCCATCAGGTCATCAAGATGGCGCTGGCAGGCCTGAATCACAAACTGGCAGGCAACAATCTTTCCGCGCACGACATCCCGGGCATACTGATTTGCAGCATTTACGTTGGGGTAAGATTTCCGGCTCATGATTCGATAATTTTCAGAAACGGGTTAGTGGCTTTCTTCTGCCCCGCCAGGCCAATCAGACGCTGGCGGCTGCTGGGGTCGAGTCCGAGCATTGCCCCCGTGCTGCTCATCTCGGACTCCTGTTCTTTTTTGGCGGTCAGCTCCGGATTTTTGACCCTGCCGCCCATTGCACCGGTGATGGTGTTGCCCTGTATGGCAATATTTTTCACGGCACGTCGCCAGAACTCATAGGCCACGCACCACCGCTCAAGTACCGCCAGGTCAGTCACGCACAGCAGGCCCTGACCGCAGAGTTCTTTGGTTGTCAGTTGCCACATGATCGTGGCGAGAGGGAGATCTTCTTCAGCGAACCACTCTGGTGGCTCAACACCTTTGATGGGCGTAAAAACAGGTTCATCTTTGTTCAGGGCTCGCTTGCCGGGGTTTCCGGCCAGCGCCTTGCGCGCCGTTGGCTTGGGGCGACGCCCGGAACGCCCCGCCGTTCCAGCCATATGCGGCACTCCTGGTTAAATTTCATTTTTCGCGGGTATAAAAAAACGATGGGGCGGGCAGTCCGGAAGACGTCAGGTCACAGGGATTTGCCCCGCCCCTCCCTACAAGTGAGAATAATTATCACCGGATTCGTTCGCGCGCTGTTTTCGCTTTATGGCAGGGCCAGCACAGACTCTGCAGGTTGCTGTCTGCGTCTGTTCCGCCATGCGCTTTCGGGATGATGTGGTCGACGGTTTTCGCCTCGCTCACCACACCGACACGCAGACACAACTGACACAGACCTTTATCGCGCTTCAGAATACGGGCACGAATCACCGTCCATTTTGAGCCATAGCCACGCTGGTGGCGGCTCAGTCCGCGCTGGTGCTGCACCCAGCCTTCACCGCGATGTTTATCGCAGTAACCCGAACTGTCTGTGGTTGTACCTGCACATCCACGCTTACGGCAGGCACGTGGGATTAGTGATGGCATAAATACCTCATACCCTGCGAAATGTTTACCACGATAAAAAGGCTACTTAATGCACTGAGTGCGGATATACTCCTGTGCCCCTTCCAGTTGCATCTGCATCGTCATCAGCCGCTCTCTGAGGGTGAAATAATCCCGTTCAGCGGTGTCTGCCAGTCGGGGGCTGGTTGCATTATCCACGCCGGAGGCGGTGGTGGCTTCACGCACTGACTGACAGACTGCTTTGATGTGCAACCGACGACGACCAGCGGCAACATCAGCGCGCAGAGTTTCATTTTCAGCTTTCGCATCAGCTAACTCCTTCGTGTATTTAGCATCGAGTGCATTAACATCACGCTGTCTCTGCTGCATGTCAGTAATGGTTGCGTTCGCCAGCTTCAGTTCTCTTGCGTTTTTGTCGCGCTGCTCTTTGTAGGTAATGGCGTTATCACGGTAATGATTAACAGCCCATGACAGGCAGACGATGATGCAGATAACCAGAGCGGAGATAATCGCGGTGACTCTGCTCATTGCTGCCCCCACAAACAGACTTCACGCTCAATCTCACGACGGGTCATCAGCCCTTTCCATTGCTTACCGCCAGCATATGTCCAGCGACATAGCTGGTCACATGCGCCTTTGATATAGCCCTGGTTTATTTTGCGAAGAAGCGTCGATGTTCTGAAATTGCCAGCGCCCACGTTGTAAACGAACGAGTAAAGAGCGCCGCGCGTTGTTTCCGGTATATCGACTTTGATGTACGGGTTAATTTGTCTGGCGACAGTGGCAAGGTCTTTATTCAGGAGGGCTTTGCACTCTGCTTCGGTATACGTTTTACCGGGAATGATGTCTTTTCCTGTATGCCCGTAACATACAGTCCATACACCAACTATGTCTTTGTAAGGATTATGTCTCACACCT